AAGCTCTTGAATGGTAAGTAGACCTGCAGGTTGGATGGTTAACCTTTAATCTGGGGTTGATAAGGGGCCGGGAGACTGGCCCCTTTTTTTCTTGCAATCCTATCCTATATTTTATAATAACAAATCATACGTATTCCTAAGCCTAGAATGAAAAGGTGAGGCTTTCAAAACACCTTATTCTCAATTAACAACGAAAGCTAATTTTAACTTTAAAAGGAGATTTTAGTGGGTAAAGCTGTAAAAAAAGGCAGTGAAGATGCATTAAACCAGGCGTTGGACAAATTAGTAATGATATGTCCAAACAAAAAAACTTATGATGAGTTAACGAGTTTGATGTTTCAGTTGTATTGTGGAAATGACTATGGTTTAGGAAATTTTAGTTTATCTTTTCTCGACAAGATCGAGTCTAGATGGCAATCAGGTAGAAAAAAGGTAGCTCAGGCTAAAGGTTTGAAGCTGGTTGTCAAAAATGTGTAGCCACGGTGTAATCCATAATCCATATCTTTTCCCGCATCGTGGTTATGCAGATGTCCAGGACAGTTAAGGATTTTGTAAAAAGAACTATCTATTTTGTAGATGCTCTAGATGGAGAGCAGAGAACTCAATACATTGACGACATATTAGACGATTATCACTTCGTAAAATCTCAAAATTATCCAAAACCAACCGTTAAAAAGTTTTATGAGTTATTCACCAAACTTGTTAAAAAATTTGGGCATTAAGTTATCGATGATGTTCACGCAAGAAAAACGTCCAGCTGAAATAAGATTATTTCAAGCTATACTTCTGCAGGCGTTTGAGGATTCGTTGTCTATGAGTGGGTTTAAAAGAGAAACCTATTGGAAGGAAGATAGTTATAAATGGTTTTTAGAAGATGGTGAGGACTTTCAATACGTGTGCTGGAATGCTGATATGGACCCGCAGGTGGTACGTGATGAGTTTGTAAAATTAATGAAAAAAGGAAAAATTAAATTTACAGAATTACAAAAGTCATGGATTAATTATAGAGAATTTTATAAACACTATCGTAATGCGAAGACTAAAGAAGAAAGAGAAGAAGTTAAAAGAAGAATATTCTCAGAAAAAGTTAGAATTAAGTGAGGTCATGGTGGTCTTGAGGTTATTCCTCCTGGAGGAACTAATAACCAATTGAGAGCAAAGATGAAAAACCCCCAGGAGTAATTTAATAAATGATCTTGTTCAAGGATCATAGGATAAATATACCAGAATACCGGCTACCGGACAATGGTAAAAATATTTACTATATAGATATCTCAGACTAGTGAGTAATAAAAAGTACCCCAGGGGGTAATAATGGTGTATCTGGTGTATCTAAACGATTATTATTCAATAATATCAACACTTTTAAGCAATTTTAGTGGTGTATCTATGGTGTATCTATGGTGTATCTTGGATACACCAGTCTTGCGGGAACGCAATCAGAAGTTTTAAGGGGTATTACTTTGTGATGAAATAATCTATATAGTAGAAATATGAGAGGAATAATATTTAAAACAGTTAAGGAAGGATTTAGAAGACTTCATAGACAACATAAGTCTGAAGTTGCAAGAAAAAAAAGAAGTCCAAATACAGCACCTCCTGTTATTCCTATGTCATTGAAGAAAGCAGATTTTAAAAGAAAAATTAGATCAACTAAATTTACTGGAGCTGCTGAGTTTAAAGCTCAACCAGGTTTAAAAAGAAGAATTAGAGTTGGTATTGTAAAAGCTAAAAAACAAAAGAAAAGATTTAGAACACCTGTCATGTATGGTAAGGCATTTGCTTCTGATAAAAAAGGTAAAACCATGCAGATCCAACCACTTACATTAGCCCAAAGAAGACGAATGAAAAAAGAAATGGCTGAGTCCGCAAACAGATTATATAGAAAAATGTTTTTAGACAAAAAGAAAAAAGGTGGAATTGCTGGTATGTTAATGGGTGGATTATTAACTAAAGGAATAAAAGCTGCTTATAAAGCTTATAGAAAAGCAGGCGGAAGAAAAACATCTGACATCATGAAGCAACCAGTAAAAGGTGCAGGTAAAAGATCTGATGCAAAAATTGATGTGAGGTTTGGAATAAAACTTCATGGTAAAGGAAGGTATCTATCTCAAAGAGAACTTAATAAATTGATGAGATAATGGGTGGGCTTACAAAAAAAGAATTGAGAACTGACAAAGATCTCACACCAAAACAAAAAATGTTTGTAGAGATTATGGTGCAAGATCATGGGCAAATCACACAAGCAGAAGCATTAAAGCGTGCAGGATACGATTGTAAAGATATCAATAGTGCAAGATCGACTGCATCACAATTAATGAACAGAAAAATTAATCCTCATGTTGCAAAATATTATGACAAAAGGTTTGAACAAGAAGTAAAAAAATATGAGAGTGACAATCTCAGACGTTACAAAAGATTTGAAAGACTTGCTGACAAGGCAGAAAAGAAAGATCAGTTTGCTGCAGCTATAAATGCAGAGTATAGATCTGGACAGTTAGCAGGTGCGTTCATTGACAGAAAAGAAGTAAGAGTAACAGGTCTGGAGGGTATGTCACGTGAAGAGCTTGAGAACAAACTCAAAGAGCTTTCAGAAAAAATCGATGGCCACAATGCAAAAACCATCGATATTGAATCTGAAGACACAGCACTTATTAAAAAAGGCTAGTTGGTCTCAATGGATCAAAGTCTTCAATCAAATACACAACTCCACTATGTTTACATCTGTTGGAACTGTATCAGTGAGGATAAATGAGAAAGAAAATAGCAATACCAAAAAAAGTAAAATCAGAAATAGATAAGTATCCAATGGTTTCTGTTGAGTGGTTTGATATTGTTTCAAACAGCTCATGGTCTTCATTTGACGAACTTAAAAAATCAAAGTTGGCTACTTGTATTACGAAGGGACATTTGTTTAGTCAATCAAAAGGTGTTACAAGATTGTTTGGTGATTACTCATTTGCTGATAATGGTGTTGACATTGAAAATATTGGAAATACAACAATAATACCTAATTCAGTAGTTAAGGAAATAAAGAAATTAAGTTAATTAATGACTGTAAAAGCACAAGAATCTAGACTATGGCAAAAGGTTAAGAAAGGACTTAACAAATGCTTTCTAACACGCATAGAATCTAGCACAATCAATGGTATTCCTGATATACACGCTGTTACAGATTCAGAAGTATTTTGGATTGAACTTAAATCTGATGAAGCTAATTATCCTAAATTAAATAAGTGGCAAATTGTATGGATTAACAAATATATTAAGGCAGGTGGTAAGGTAATTATCTTGGACGAGACCCTCTCGAAGAGGTCTCTTAAACTGTACAGACCGGTGTCCAGTTTCACTGATCCTCGTTCCCTCGTCTCGTTTGCCTCGTTCTCGTTCCCGTTACAATGGCCCACGGTCCAGTTACGCATCCTTCAGGAGCTGGGATCGCAGGAAGCTGCAGCGTGATCTCGTTCTCGTTGGCAAACCTCGCTCGTTCTCGTACAGCGAACACCGACTGGGCCCTGCCGAGAGCTGCACTGCCAGCACTGGCGTGCTGTCACCGAAGCTCGTGTCATTTCCCGCCCCTCGTTTCTTTCCCTCTTTGTTAGTTAACGGGGGGCAGGTAATGGCATCCTTCAGGATCTCGTCTCGTTGTCAAAGAAAAGATCTCGTTGTTGTTGGACAAAGAGCTGAGCCCCCTGCAGCGTAAAGCTCAGGAGCTGGTGACGGAGGTGGTGAAAAAGTTTTGAAAAAAAGCTCTTGACATCTATCCCATCAGGTCTTATGTAAGCTGTTCAAACCAAGGAGTGCAAATGAAAACTATTAAGATACGTGTAGAAGGCGGTGTGGTACAAGAAGTAACCATCCCGAAAGAATACGAACATTTAATTGATTACGAAGTAATTGATTTAGATACAGAAGAACCGAATGCCGCGCCACCGGATGAGGAGGCTGCCGATGCCGCGCCACCGGATGACAAACCTGAAGAAGGTAAAGTATACGCACTTACTGGTGGTCCTGGATCACGATGCATTGCTAACGGTCACTCGTGGAAGGACAGTGTCGTTGGAGAAGACAAATGAAGGCCTCGTCTCGTTTAGAAAAGGCCTGGCACCAGTCGCAGGTAGCAGCTGGTGCATCCTTCGCCAGGAGCTGCTGGTGGAGCTAATTGCGTTATACATAGTACTGTTCATACTTTTTCCAGATGCAATGATCCTGCTTACTGGACTCTTCGTTCTCGGCATAGCTGCTGCGTTCTAACCTCGCTCGTTTGACTGACAGCTGGCACCTGCAGCGTGCACACAGAGTTCAGGGGGGACTGGCTCAGCAGGTAGTTCTGGTGGTGGTGGCAGATGAGGTGGTGGAAGCTAGTTTAGAATGATTCTAAAAGATAATTGTTGCAATCATACATGGGATAGAATAAGAGAGTAGAACAAACTAACAAATAGGAGAATGTTATGGGACTAGATCAACACGCACACCTTCGAGGTCAAAAGATAGATTGGGATAAATATTTCAATGATGATGACTACTCTGAAAAGGCAGGAGTTTTTGTTTGGAGAAAACACGCAAGACTTCAGGAGTTCATGTCAAAGAAATGGACTGACCAAAACCCAGCAGTAAAAGTTGAGGGACATCTTGCACACTTAGGTTTCAATGGTGATCAAGAAGCACCTTGTTATCTGACTAAGGAAGTCGTTGATGAATTAGGGGAACAGATACAGAAAGGTTTCTCTGACTATCACGCAGAGGACGGATTTTTTTGGGGGCAACAATTCCAAGAGGATTCAGTTAAAGAGTACAAAGAGCAGGACACTAGGTTTTTAAAATTCTGTCAACAAGCCATAAGTGAGGGCAAGGTTGTAGAATATTGGTGTAGTTGGTAATGTCAAACAATAGAAAGCGAGGCGACAATGTCGCCTCGCCTCGTTCTCGTGTCGGTAAAGAAAAAGCTAAACCAAAGATTAAAGTTGGCGAGGCACACCAGCAGGAGTTCATAAATTTTTTAACCAAAGCATTAGGAAATATTGAAGATGTTAGTATTAGTATTGATGGAGATAAAAGAATACCTATTAAAGACCTTAAAAAAAAATTAAATTAGTTCTTGTAATGGGACTTGATAAGATGTACATAGAGAGAGCAATTCATAAGAATTGTATAACTTAACAAAGAGGTAAAAATGCCAAATGCAATAAAGAAGCTAAAGCAAGAAGAAAAAAAAGTAGTTCTTGCTTATGCTCAATTAAAGCTAAAAGCAAATAGACTATCTAAAGAGTTAGATACAATGAAACAAAACATTGTTGATTGCTTTGATAGAACAAATCAAAACTTAATCATTGTTCAAGATGAACAAGGAAATAGTTTTGGATTACAAAAAATAAATCGTAAGCGAAAGAAATTTGAAACAGCGAATTTCAAAATTGCTCATAATGATTTATACAATAAGTTCACTACTGACATTGAGTATAGTGAATACAAAGCAATAGGAGATAACAATGCCCAATAATAGTTTGATCAATATTGCACAAGTATTAGCAGAAAGGGTAGGTGAGAAATCGCCTACTCAACTACAAGACATGGTCATTGATAATGGGGTTAAGAAACAACTCAATTATGAAATCATGTTTCAGTTGTTAATGGGTGAGTGTGAAAAACACATACTTGAAAACGTGGGCAACCCTGTTGTTGACGAGTTCAAAGACAACATCTTAAAGAAGTTTAGTACACTTGTACAAACATTAACACCTAGCGAATAACAATCACGCAACCTATAGCCCGACAGGGCTATAGGTGTACCTATCACATAGCAAGGCTCACAATCTACATCGGTCACATTTACAGGTTTCTACCTGTAAATTCGCGTTCAGGGGCTAGTGCAAAACCGACAAAGAGGTTTACAAAGTAGGATATACAAATATACTAGGGTCCCAAACGGTATGAACATAGAGCATTTATCAGAAGACGAATTAAAAGACTTAATCTTGAAAAAACAATTGGAGTGGATCAAGTTATGCCAGGATGATTTTTTAATTTTTGCAACTGCTGTTTGGCAAGATTTTATTTACAGAAAAACAGAGGACCCAAATAACTGGGGGCACCATCAGATTATTTCAAATGCATTTCAAGACATAGCCTTTGGCGATAAAAAGAGGCTCATTATCAATATGCCACCTAGACATACAAAATCAGAATTTGCATCTTACCTGTTCCCGGCATGGATGATTGGTAGGAATCCTAAGATGAAAATTATGCAGGTATCACACAACGCAGAATTAGCTTCAAGGTTCGGTAGCAAAGTTCGGAACCTTATGAACTCACGGGAGTATAAACAAATTTTTGGAGATGTTACACTTAGAGAAGATAGTAAGGCAAAAGGACGATGGGAGACCAATCATGGTGGGGAATACTTTGCAGCGGGTGTTGGCGGTTCTATCACAGGACGAGGGGCGGACTTACTTATTATCGATGACCCACA